CTCTTGGTATAGGTATTATCAACTTAGCTTACTTCTTAGCCAAGCGAGGCATGAAATATGACGAGAGCGCCTTTGATACAGTCGACCAATATGCAGAGGCGTGGAGCTACTATTTAATTAAAGCTTCAGCTAATCTGGCAGAAGAAAAGGGTAAAATTCCACTAAATAACGAGACAAAATACGCTGCTGGAGTTCTCCCAATTGATACATATAAGAGTGCGATAAATAATTTGATAGAGCATAATGAACGATTACCGTGGAACAAGCTTAGAAATCAACTCATAGAACATGGTATCCGCAATTCGACTCTCATGGCTTTAATGCCAGCCGAAACTTCCGCACAGATTTCTAACAGCACTAATGGTATAGAACCACCACGTGCGTTAGTGAGCTATAAACAGTCCAAAGATGGTGTCATGGCTCAAGTAGTTCCTGGGTATCATCACCTAAAGAATAAGTATGATCTGCTGTGGGACCAAACATCGCCGGATGGATACTTAAAGATTTGTGCTATTTTGCAGAAGTATATTGATCAAGGCATTAGTGTTAATACTTCATATAATCCAGCGCACTACGAAGACAATAAGATTCCTATGTCAGAGATGATTAAGGATACAGTCACGGCATATAAATACGGCCTGAAACAACTGTACTACTTTAATACCAATGATGGAGCTGGTGAGCATGAAGACATCCCTGACCTGCCTATAACTGAAATTGACGACGAAGACTGCGAGAGTTGTAAGATATGAAGAAAGAGAGAATCCCTCTAAAGGGTGGTGATGAATATGACGTACACACAGGGTGGCGTAAATTACTTCAGCCTCACAAAAACATGATAAAGAGAGCCAAACGCTCATATAACAAACGGTTCAGACAAACAGGAAAAATTGATTATGGCAGTATTAAAGAAGAATAAAAAGTCACACCTTGAGAAAAATATGTTTTTAGACGAGCCGGTTGATATACAAAGATTTGATGAGCTAAAGTATCCGCAGATAGATAAAATTACGGAGAAACAACTTGGATTCTTTTGGAGACCCGAAGAGGTTGATATTTCAAAAGATAAGAAGGACTTTGAAAGTCTCACCGAACATGAACAACACATATTTACATCTAATCTAAAACGTCAAATCCTTCTTGATAGTGTGCAAGGAAGAGCACCTAATCTCGCATTTTTGCCCATAGTATCACTACCCGAAGTTGAGAACTGGATCGAAACGTGGTCATTCTTTGAGACAATACACTCTCGATCATATACACACATCATTAGAAACATCTATGCCAACCCATCTGTGATATTTGATGAGATGTTAAATGTCCCAGAAATAATGAATTGCGGCGAACATATTGCCAAATACTATGACGAGCTAATGTCTTGTAATAACACGGCCACTAAAACAATGGATCACAAGAGAGCTATATGGATGGCTCTACTGTCGGCTAATGCATTGGAAGGTATTAGGTTCTATGTATCCTTTGCGTGTTCATGGGCATTTGCTGAGTTAAAGAAAATGGAAGGCAATGCTAAGATTATTAAATTTATTGCTAGGGATGAGAATACACACCTTGCTGGTACTTCCATAATGATTAAGAAATTGTTACAGGAAGACCCAGACTACGTTAAAATTTCAAAGGAAATGGAATCGGATGCTATTGCATTATATGTGAGTGTGATCGAGCAAGAAAAGGAATGGGCCGAGTATCTATTTAAGGATGGGTCAATGATAGGCTTGAATGGTAAACTTCTATCAGACTATGTTGAATGGATTGGATGTAAAAGAATGAGAGCTATCGGACTACCTTGCCCATACACAACACCACAAGCAAACCCATTACCGTGGACTCAAAAATGGATTGGAGGTAGTGATGTTCAAGTAGCGCCACAGGAAACCGAAATTAGTAGTTATGTTACCGGTGGTGTAAAACAAGATGTTACCACCGAAACCATGGCAACTTTAAGTTTATAATTTAGGAGATAATATGCAAATTGCAATTTATAGCAAAGATAACTGTCCACATTGTCTCTTGGCAGTTAGAAAGGCTGAATCGTTACAAGATTCTAATAAAGCAGAATTTAAAGTATTTAAGTTAGGAGTCGACTTTACCAGAGAGCAGCTGTTTGAACTATTTCCTACTGCTAGGACATTCCCACAAATTATTATTGACGGCCAAAGTATAGGTGGCTGGAACCAATTTGAGGAGTACTGTGTTGGATATTGATGTACCCTTAACATGGAATATTGTATCCTGTGACCACTGCTTAAAAATGTCCTATATATCTATAGTGGACGAATGGGATACCGATGATCGGTTCTGCCCCAACTGTGGGATTGCGTCCAATATTAATGAGGATGCGTATGACTATCAAGACGACTTTGACTACAACCGAGAAGAGTAATAGCCCATGGCAATACGAAGGATCCGAATGGCAGCCGCCCGAAGAGTTCAGTCCAGACGACGCGTATGGAATGGTATACATGATAACGAACCGAGCAACATCACGAAAGTATGTTGGGAAAAAATTCTTCTGGAGTCAAAAAACATTGCCGATAACCAAGAAAAGGAAAAGGCGAAAGAAAACTTTAGTTGAATCCGATTGGAGAACATATTGGGGGTCGAATAAGCACCTAGTTGCTGATTTAGAAACACAGGGGCCAGATACGTTCTACAGGGAAATCCTACACTTATGTAAGGCAAAGGGAGAATTATCATATATGGAAGCTAAAGAACAGTTTGAGCGCGAGGTTTTACTCACAGAAGAGTACTATAACGGTATCATAGCTTGCCGAATAGGTGGCAGAACCGTTAAAAATTTATTAAAATAAGTGTTTACTTTTGCCCATTTATGTGATATAATATACCTATTATGAAAAACAATATAATTAAATTTCCAGCTTCGCGAATAGAACAGCGAAAACGAGATGAAGAAGAAATGGCAGTATTCTGCGCCGAAGAGTCCGCAGAGCTTGTTGCTTTCTTGCTAGAGGAAATCGATACCATATTGGTAGAAATCTCCGAACAAGGCGAACATACACCCTTTGATGACTTTGACTTCAGAAATGAAGATAACCCAGAATCTAAGGATATGTTTGTTATTGCTAATCTTATCAACGCGATGTTTTTAAGATACTTCGGCCTTGAACATTCAACACATATTGACCTAGATGATCTATTCCTTAAAATAAATGAGATGCATAAAAACAATGATACTACTTGATTATAGTCAGATCGCACTATCCAACATAATAGTGCAAAAACTTAATGATGAAAACATGATTCGACATATGATCCTAAATTCTATTAGGATGTACAATAAACGTCACCGAGCAGAGTATGGTCAGATGGTGATTTGTGCCGACGGTATGAACACTTGGCGCAGACAATACTTTCCCGAATACAAAGCAAAACGCAGGAAAGGTAAAGAAGAATCGACTATGGATTGGAACGAGATATTCCGTATTGTAAATCTAGTCCGTGAAGAGATCCAAGCTAACTTACCGTACAAGGTTATCCACATAGAAGGCTGTGAGGCTGATGATGTTATCGGTGCTCTAGCTATGGAAACACAAGAGTTTGGTAAGGGTGAACCCGTTATGATCATTTCATCTGATAAAGACTTTATCCAACTGCAACGTTATAATAACGTAAAGCAGTGGAGTCCTATTCAAAAGAAAGTTGTCACAGATAAGAACCCACGAACATATCTCTTTAATCACATTATGCGCGGTGATTCGGGTGACGGTATACCAAATGTATTATCCAAGGATGCTACATTTATTACCGAAGGCGCTAGTCAGACACCATTAAGACAGACGAAAGTTGACCACTGGATGGAAAATGCTGATGACCTCAAAAGTCATATGACCGAAGAGGAGTACAGAAACTATCAAAGAAATAAAACTCTTATTGATTTGACAGAGATACCAAATGCTGTACAACAAAACATTATAAATACTTTTGAAGGGCAAAAACTGCCCATGAAAATGAAAGTACTAAACTATCTAATTAACAAACGATGCACACATTTGATTGAAGTCGTAGAGGAATTTTACAATGTCGAATAAACTAAGAATATCTGAAGTACTAACTTCAGCAGGAAAACTACTAACCAAAGCCGAAAAGGTTAAGTATCTCCAAGATAACACATCACCCGCATTGCGGGATATCCTAAGGATCAATTTTGACGATGATATTATCTCATTATTGCCTGAAGGATCACCACCATATAAAGTTGACGAAGCCCCTGATGACAGTAGTTGGTCAGATCTCCACAGAGAGTATAAGATGTTTGCATACTTTTTCAAAGGTCCGTATTCGTCAATGAAACAGAGCAAGAGAGAGTCGATGTTTGTCCAGTTGCTAGAAAAGCTGCACCCAAGTGAAGCTGCATTAGTTTGTGCTGCAAAGGACAAGTCGATAAAATACAAAGGTATCACGAAAATCATGATAAAAGATGCTTTTCCTAACCTTTTAAAACTATAACACCCTAACCCAACTGGAGGCAATGCCTATTTAACAATCCCTTACATTATGATAGAGTTCAATTAACCATGAGGAGGAACTATTATGGATGTACAAATTGAAAGGCTTCGGAAAGACCAACGAGAAGCTATATACTATCAAAAGAAACTGAAACGAAAAGGTAAAGATACTCTTGCTTATAAAATAGGTAAGAAAATCGAATACATGAGTCAGTACATTGAACAAATGGATTCAATAAAGGGAGACTAGAAGAACGGCCGCGAACATGACTATGACACACTTCAATAATACATATAGACCATTGCCAAAAGCGTTAACAATTAGAGAAAGCGGTGTCCATGGTCTCGGCTTATTTGCTATAGAAGATATAGCAGAAGATACAAATTTAGGATTGCTTAGGATTTACATAAATGATGAGTGGATACGAACTCCACTCGGCGGGTTTATAAACCACACAGAAAATCCTAACTGCAGTGCTATTGATTATCCAGATCAGTATAGTGATCTAGAAACGTGCTACTTATTCACCACACGCGATATTGAGGCTGGTGATGAAATACTATTAAAATATAGTATGAGCGAATATGATGATGTTGATCTATTTGAACTTTATGATTTAATGCAAGGTGCAATTGATGAAAGAAATTAAATATGACCCAAAAGAAATAGCTAATTCAAAG